AGTTCATCAAATTCTGGATCTATTATTGTGTCACCAACACCAAGTGGAACATTTGCATATAAAATACATTACAATGCAGTGCCAGGTATATTTGAAAATAATGACACTAATTATATTAGTATGAATTTTCCAAATGGTCTGTTATATTGTTGCCTAGCAGAAGCTTACGGGTTTCTAAAAGGTCCAGCTGACATGCTGCAATTATACGAACAAAAATACCAACAAGAAGTACAAAAATTTGGAGGAGAACAATTAGGTAGAAGACGAAGAGATGATTACACAGATGGAACAGTAAGAATCCCAGTGCCTTCTAAAACACCTTAAGGAATTAAATTATGGCATCAACATTTACAACACTCGGTATAGAAAAAATGGCAACTGGCGAGAACGCCGGTACTTGGGGAGATAAAACTAATACCAACTTAGATATTGTTAACACAGCTATATCAGGTTATGTAGAACAAGCAGTAACTAGTGGTGGAACCACAGCATTATCAATTACAGATGGGGCCGCTACATCAACAGCACAAAACGCTGTTATAAAATTAACAGGTACGATATCTGGAAACTCTATTGTAACTGTACCCGACTCTGTAGAAAAAGTTTACATTGTAACAAATGGCACATCAGGTGCATACACTGTTCAATTTAAAACAGCATCAGGATCAGGTATTACTTTTGGTGTATCAGAAAAAACTACAAAATTATTATACTCAGACGGAACTAATATTGTTGACGCAAAATTTAGTGGAGGAACTGATTTAGATGGACAAGAATTAATTTTAGATGCTGATGGTGATACAAGTATTACAGCAGATACAGATGATCAGATAGATATTAAAATTGCAGGAGCTGATGATTTTCAATTTACAGCAAATACTTTTACAGCCGCGTCTGGAAGTAGTGTTGTTATACCAGATAGCGGACTTACTTTAGGAAGCACAGCAGTAACGTCAACAGCAGCAGAACTTAATTTATTAGATGGAGTATCAGGGTTAGTACAAGCAGATTTTACAAAATTAGCGGCAGTTGATTCAACAGCTGCAGAATTAAATATAGTTGATGGAGGAACATCAGCTACATCTACAACAGTTGCAGATGCAGATAGAGTTGTTTTAAATGATAATGGTACAATGGTACAAGTTGCAGTCACAGATTTAGCTGCATACTTTGACGATGAAATTACAGCAATGCCTAATCTTACATCTGTTGGAACACTTACAACTTTAACAGTTGATAGTATAATTATTAATGGAACTAATATAGGTCACACATCTGATGCAGATGCTTTAGCTATTGATTCAAGTGGTAACGTAACAGCTTCACAAAATTTAGTTGTAACTGGAGATCTTACAGTATCAGGTGATGATATTACTATGGGTACAAATACTGCAGGTAATTTATTAGTTGCAGATGGTACAAACTTTAATTCAATTGCCGCAGGCAGTTTGTCTGAAATATCTACAGTTGCAAACGATGATGTTTTTATAGCAGTCGATACTTCAGGTGGTGGTCTTAAAAAAATTTCAAGATCAACAATTGTAGCCGGACTTGCTACATCTGGTGCAATATCAAATGTTGTAGAAGATACATCACCTCAATTAGGTGGTAATCTTGATATGAATGGTGCAGATATTGTAACCACTTCAAATGCAACTATTGATTTAGCTCCTAATGGAACTGGAACAGTTGTTGTAAGAGGTAATACAAATTCTGGTGCTATAGTATTTAATTGTGAATCTAATTCACATGGACAAAAAGTTATTGCACAAGCACACTCTGCTGGTGTTACAAATACACTTACATTACCAGCTGGTGCTAGTTCAACTTTAGTATCTTTAGTTTCAACTGATACTTTAACAAACAAAACTTTAACAAGTCCTAAAATAAATGAAGATGTCGCCGTAACTTCTACTGCAACAGAAATTAATGTTTTAGATGGTATTACTGCTGTTGTAGGTGAACTTAACGCTTTAGATATTGGTAGTACAGCTGTTGGAACAGCTGTAGCAAGTAAAGCAGTTATTTTAGATTCAAACAAAGATTATACAGGTATTAGAAACTTTACTATTTCGGGTGAAATAGATGCAGCAACAGGAGATTTTTCTGGAGCAGTAGATGTTGCAGGAGCAACTACAACCGCTGCTATAACAGCAAGCGGTATTGTAAAAACAGACGACACGACTGAAGCAACTTCTACAACAGATGGTTCATTACAAACTGATGGTGGATTATCTGTAGCGAAAGACGCTGTAATTGGTGATGACCTTAAATTATTAAGTGACTCTGCTGTATTAAGTTTTGGTGCAGATTCAGATACAACTTTAACTCACACAGATGGTACAGGATTAACTTTAAACTCTACAAACAAATTATGTTTTAATGATGCTACTCAATTTATACAAGGTGCAAGTGGAACAGTATTAGATATTGCTGCTACTGATGAAATAGAACTTACAGCTACATTAATTGATGTAGTGGGTGCTTTAACTTCTTCTGGAATAATTACAGCAAATGCTAAATTAGACTTAAATGGAACAGAATTAATACTAGACGCTGATGCAGACACTTCAATTACAGCAGATACAGATGATCAAATAGATATTAGATTAGCTGGTGCAGACGATTTTACTATTACAGCCAATACCTTTACAATTCTATCAGGATCAACTATAGCTATTGCTGCAGGTGGCGGTATAACAAACGCTGGATCAATGTCATCAGATATTACTAGCACAGGAAAGGCCCTAGTTTTTGGGTTTTAATTAATAAGGAGAAAACAATATGGCAAGTGAACTATTAAAAGTAGCATTACATCCAACATGTTCTAATTCAGAAGTTAAACTGATTGATGGAGCAAGTGGAAAATCTTATGTTATTTTATCAATCACTATCTGTGAGACAGCTGGAAACGCTGAAACATTTGATTTGTATATTGATGATGATGATGGCGGAACTGATCACTATATTTATAAAGCTCAAGCACTAGCAGCTAATGCAACTTTTGAACACACTTCAAAAATTGTTTTAAACGCTGGAGATATGTTAGGATTTATAACTGGTGGTGCAGCAGATGTTGACGTTGTAGTTAATTATCTAGAACAAACATTATAGGCATATCATGAGCGGAGCAGTAAAAAGCAATGTTTTTGGCTCATCAGGAACTGTTGCAGCAGCAGCAGGGGGTTTAAAATGGGAATCAGTTGTTACAGCTTCAACAGTAACCGTTGAATCTAACAGAGGATATTTTGTTAATACAACATCTAATGCTTGTACAGTAACCTTACCCTCTTCTCCAGATGTTGGTGATCAAGTTATACTTCTTGATTATGCAAGAACTTGGGACACTAATGCTATCACTATAGATTCTAATGGTAATAATTTTCAAGGACAAGCTGATATATATACTGTAGATTACGATACTGAAGGTCAAGCAATTAATATAGTTTATTCTGGTTCAACAAATGGTTGGATACCTAATTCTGATATTGCAAATGCTTTAACACCAGTTGCACCACCTACACAAAGAGGAATATTTGGATTTGGAACTACATCTGGTTATGTTTCATTAACTAATTTAGTAAATAGTAGTGGAGTAATTGCAACAGATACAACTGGTGTTGGAACAGCAAGAGCTGATTTAGCAGCATCAACTTATGGTACAGATAAAGCAATCTTTGCTTATGGTGGAGCACCAGCTGTATCAATGAGTAATTTAGTAAATAATAGTGGTGTAGTAGCTTCTGATGTATCAGGTGTAGGTACTGCTAGGTATCAATTAGGTGCAGCTTCTTATGGTACAGACAAAGCAATTTTTGGATATGGTACTACTGGTTCTGTTTCATCATTAACTAATTTAGTTAATAACTCTGGTGTTATAGGATCAGATGTAAGTGGTGTAGGTACAGCAAGAGCTGGTTTGGCTGCTGCTGGTTATGGCACAGATAAAGCAATCTTTGCTTATGGTGGTGGATATGTTTCATTATCAAATTTAGTTTCTAATAGTGGTGTTGTGGCAGCAGACGTATCAGGTGTAGGTACTGCTAGAACAAATTTAGCAGCAGCAACTTATGGAACTGATAAAGCCATATTTGGATATGGTTTTAATGATAGTAATGTTTCAATGACAAATTTAGTAAATAGTAGTGGAGTTGTAGCATCAGACGTATCTGGAGTAGGTACAGCAAGAGCTGATTTAGCTGCAACAAATTATGGAGGAGACAAGGCTATATTCGCATATGGTTACACTAATGCAAATGTTTCATTATCAAATTTAGTAAATAATTCTGGTGTAGTCGCAGCTGATGTAACTGGAGTTGGAACTGCTAGAAGAAATTTAGCAGCAGCTGGATATTCAATAAGTGCATAGGAAAAAATTATGAGTGGAATAATAGTAAATAACGTAGCAAGAGCATCGGGAACGATAGCCGCAACACCTGGTGGTCTTGATTGGTCAGCAGATGTTGTAACAGCATCAACTGTAACGGTTGAAGCTGGACGAGGATATTTTATAAATACAACAAGTAATGCTTGCACT